GCGGAGAGGGGGAAAAGGATTCTGGATCGCGCCAATATATGGCGCAAGCAGAGGGCCCCCGATTAGGGCCCGAATAGTAGCCACCCATACCATATACTGAACCAGATGTTCCAGGATGTCTCACACCCGCGGAACACGGTAATCTCCACACTTATCATAGGTACTTCTCCACTGCTCATCAATATTTTCCAGGTCTCTTATAAAAAAAGGGACAACAGGGTTCGGGAGAGCGTAGCGACTTGTTACAGCGTAGCGCCCGAACCCCTGCCGTAGGCAGCCCATCGAGCTAGCGTAGCGGTGCTCGACTTAGGCTTCAGGCCCTATCTTCATAGCTTCTATGCTGTAATCCTGCTTCATCTCATGCACATTCCACCGATCCTTAGACAATAGCTCAAAGTCAGGGAGGCAATTGGTAAACACCACAACCCGAGGACGGTCAAACCGTACCTTCTTAGCCGTGTACCGTGGGTCATAGGCGTAGCCGTTCTTAATGCATTCTATAGCACTGTAGAAGCTACCAAGCTTGTCCTTCTTCATGCCTCTTGGCATATCGAATACGTACATCTTGCGTATTGGGCGGGTACACACCCAGCCCATCAGTTCCTTCATGTCGTTCATAGGCGGTACTTCTTCCGCATGTCCCATGAATTCCAAGTACTCCGAGAAGATACTCTTCCCCACGTGACCCACTTTGTCGTAGATTATGTCGATGACTCTGTCATTCGGCTCATTGATCCAGTTTAGGATATCCTTCTGAAAGGGACGTAGTTCCTGATTCACAAACTCCGTTAGCTGTCTGGTCATCACTTGATCATCATGCTTAAACGGTCCGAGCACTCTCGTAGCCTCCTTCGTTACGTAGTCGTAGTTACCCTTGTTGCCGCTCACAGTCGGAGTCCAATGCGCCGTAAACATCCCCGTTACCTGATGCGATTTACTGATGCGCTTCTTCTCCTTGAGAACAACACGGCCCTGCCAGTGCTCATAGCCTCCTTGCTCTCCATCTTCTCCCTGTACAACCCACTCCTTGCAAGCTTCCTTTAGCTGACGAATCAATTCATCCTGCGTAATGCTCTTCCGTGGACACGTAAAGTCCATTCCAGTTACTGCTGATTGACTCATATTTTAAAAACAAGTATTTAAAGATTAATATATATAATGTATGGTACAAACAACTTTTTGCTGTCTAAACCTCGCGTTTCGATTACTTACCTACTTCCTCCACTCTTCCTTAAGCTCCTTACTCACCCATGCCACGCCTTGCTAGATACCAAAGAGGCCATTACGGCACCGCACGTCAGCGTTGGCTCGATGCCACCGCTCGTATTGCTCTTCAGGCCGCCCGCGCTGCAGCTCCGCACGTCCAGTCTTCTCTGTCTGGATACGCCTCCTCCGCTGGCCGATCTGCTCGCACTTACGTCGAAAGCAAGCTCAAAGGCAAACCTCGCCGCCCAACACACCGTACGTTCTCAACCCAGACTTCTATGGATAAATGGGGCTCCCCCATGATGCGTAACACCGTCAAGCCACTCCGTTCCAAGTTCCCGTCCAACCGCCTCCGCGTTAAGGGCAAGGGCAAACGCAAGACCGTGAAGCTCCCGAAGGTACTCACGACTCACCCGCATACTGTCAGACAGACCGTCTACTTTGCAAAGAATGCTCTTGATGCTACCACGAAGTCCATCCAGTCTCTTCAACCGTTTGAACTCTATCCCTCTTCCACTCAGCAATACCTTACTGCCTGTGTCTTCAACCTTACCAAAACATGGTGGGGCACCACTACCGTTGATGGTACTAACAAGGCACGCATTGGTAACCAAGTCGTACCTCCAGTCTACTCTGATATGTATCTAACTGGTGTTAACAACAATCTCACTCTCGAGAAGCGTTGCACTATGCTTACTCTCAATAATCTTCCAGAACAGCCTAATGGTCTCATCCCGAATAATCACTTTGTCTCCGGCTTCAACATCCAACTCGACCTTCAAACTCTTGCACCTGGCTCACAGCAAGTCTGCATCCAAGTCGTCCGTCGCTCGTTCCAAGAAGCCCCTGTTGCTAATGGTGTCGTCTCTTCTGCTGACTTCCAAGAAATGACTAACGATCTCAAGGTCGTCGACAAGGACAAGTTCCAGACGATCTACCAGAAGGTCATCCATATGCCCGGCCTTACTCCTGGTCGGCCGATCAAGCACTACCGCGTAAAGAAGTTCATCAAATGCATGCTCAAACGCAACACACTCCGTAAGACATCATCTATCTCCTCCTTTGCTAATGTCGTTGGTGCCCAGATCAAGCCACACTATGAATTCTCTTCAGGTGGCGAAATGTACAACCAATGCTTCATAATCATCAAGGCTAAACGCTACAACAATACTGCTAACGTCACTTCCCGTAAGACTTCCACTGGTTCCACTCCTGGTGCTTCCAATCTTCCCGATAAATGGGACGAAATGACCCCAGCTAAATGTGTTCTAGCTGGGTCTTCTGCCGGTGCTACAATCTCATACGGAGGTTTTACTGAACCGCAACTCAATACCACTGGCGAGACTGGTATTCTGTCTGGTGCCTGCATTAAGGTACGCGGCACCGTATCTACCTATTTCCGAGTACGGGAAATCCTCAACCAGGATGTGGACAACACCGCTGATGCTACTCCTGCCGAGGAATGGCCTGAAGCCAACCTCGAGCCAATCAATACTATAGAGGAATACGAATCCGACGAAGAAGATCATACACACTCACTTCCACTAGACCAATTCGTGGGCTTTGACCCGGATCCGCACCTCCACACTGAGGAGCAAGACACTTCCGATCACGACAGTGACCACAGCCATGACTCCTTCCCGCCATCTCCACCGCCATCTCCACCGCCTCAACGAAAAGCTACATCATCTGTTACTAAATCTGGCACGCGGAAGCGGGCCTAAGAATCGCCACGCGTCAGCGGGCGGAGGAAAAACCATAATCCTGCCCGAAAACCGCGCAGCGGAGAGGGGGAAAAGGATTCTGGATCGCGCCAATATATGGCGCAAGCAGAGGGCCCCCGATTAGGGCCCGAATAGTAGCCACCCATACCATATACTGAACCAGATGTTCCAGGATGTCT